GCGGACTTTCATCAAGGCCATCCTGAACTCCGCACGCGGGATCAACCCGAGTGACAACAGTCCGGCAGCGCAAAACGCCCGTCGCATCAGCGGCTTTGTGGATCTGGAGGGTATCGAGTTTGTCGGGAAGGTCGACTGGGAAAAGGACCAGAACGGCCAAGACAAGTGCGTCATCAAGTCGGCGGTGGCCCCGGACCACAAAGAGTACGCCGCGCACATGAACGGTTCCGCACCTGTTGCACCCAGCGCCACGGCACCGAACGCCTATGCACAGGCCACCGGACGCGCAGCGGTACCGGGTCGTCCCAGCTGGGCTCAGTAAGGGGGAGTTGCCATGATTCTTCGCCCCCGCCAAGCCTTGCTTGTGCAGAGGACCCTTGCGGCCCTCGGCGAGCATGGCAATACCCTGGCCGTAGCGCCCACCGGATCGGGCAAGACCGTGATGCTGTCGGCTGTGGCCGGCAGCATCCTGGCTGAGCCTGATGCCAAGGCATGCATTCTGGCCCACCGCACTGAGTTGACTGGGCAGAACCGCTCGAAGTTCGAGCGAGTGAACCCGCGCCTCAAGACCTCTGTGTTTGATGCCAACGAGAAATCGTGGGCTGGCAACGCCACCTTCGCCATGGTGCAGACGCTCTCTCGTGGCGCCAATCTGGAGCAAATGCCGACGCTCGACTTGTTGATCATCGACGAGGCCCACCACGCGGTTTCGCCCAGCTACCGCGAAGTGATTGAAAAGGTGTTGGTCAAGAACCCCAAGGCTGCCATCTGCGGTCTGACCGCAACCCCGAACCGGGGCGATGGCAAGGGCCTGCGTGAAGTGTTCAGCAACTTGGCCGATCAGATCACGCTGGGGGAGATGATCGCCAGCGGCCATCTGGTACCGCCCAGGACCTACGTGATCGATGTTGGCACCCAGGATGCCTTGCGCAAGGTGCGTCGCACGGCTACCGATTTCGACATGAATGAGGTGGCGTCGATCCTCAACAAGACCCTGATCACGGAGTCTGTGATCAGCAACTGGAAGTCCAAGGCCCACGATCGCAAAACCATTGTGTTCTGCTCCACGGTCGAGCATGCCAGCGACGTTTGCAAAGCCTTCAATCAGGCCGGCGTTCACGCTGTGCTGATCCACGGTGAGTTGTCTGATGTCGAGCGCAAGGAGCGACTGGCCTCCTATGAATCCGGTCGCGCCCAGGTGGTGGTCAATGTCGCGGTGCTGACCGAGGGCTACGACTACACGCCCACGTCCTGCGTGGTCCTGCTGCGACCCAGTTCATACAAGTCCACCTTCATTCAGATGGTGGGCCGAGGCTTGCGCACGGTCGATCCGCAGGAGTTTCCTGGTGTGGTCAAAACCGATTGCATCGTCCTGGACTTTGGCACTGCCAGCCTCATGCATGGCGCGCTTGAGCAGGAAGTCAATCTCAATGGCCACGACCATGATGGTGATGCGCCGACCAAGGATTGCCCGGAGTGCGGAGCTGTCGTACCGCTGGCCGTCATGGAGTGCCCGTTTTGCTCCCATGTTTGGGAGCCATCAGAGGCACCAGATGGAGGCGTGCTGGACAAGTTCGTCATGAGCGAGATCGACTTGCTCAGCCGATCCAATTTCCGTTGGTGCGATCTCTTTGGCAGTGACGATGCACTCATGGCCACGGGCTTCACAGCCTGGGGCGGCATCTTCTTTCTCAACGGTCGCTGGCACGCGATTGGTGGTGGAAAGGGACTCAACACCAGGCTGCTGGCGGTCGGTGAGCGCACGGTTTGCATGGCCAAGGCGGACGACTGGCTCAACGACAACGAATCCGAGGACTCAGCCCATAAGACCCGCCGCTGGCTCAACGAAGCGCCTACACCGAAACAGTTGCAATACCTGCCACCTGAACTGCGAGCCGATTACGGCCTGACGCGCTACCAGGCGTCTGCGCTGCTGTCGTTTCGCTTCAACCGCAACGCCATCGTTCGCTTGGTCAACGCGGCCAACGACGCGAATGTCCACCCGATCTTGGAGGCTGCGTGAAATGTGCTGTCTGCCATCGCAAAGCCAAGGGGTTTGGCTGGTTCAACCCGCGCGTTCGCCGCTCAGACCCCTCTCGCTACAACGACAAGTGGGTGTTCTGCTCCCGCCGCTGTCAGGAGGCCTTCTCCACGCTCATGAACAAAACGGAGGGGCAGATGATCGACCCCAGTGATATGGAAATTTCAGCCATGCAGTCCTGTCTTGGACCGCTGGGCGAGTACGTTGGCTCAATCGGTATGCAGCGGCCTCTTGCCGACTACACCCGAGAGGAGGTGCTCACACTCATTGATGTGGTCGTTACCAAGTACCAAGACCACATGCTCAATGAGCACGAGCGTATGGCAGCCAAGGACCGGGCGTTTTTGGAGCAACGGCTCGCTGTTCAAGCCGCAGGTCGGCAGCAAGGACGGGTGTGATGCTCGACTTCAATCACCGTCCCAAATTTCATGAACAGGTCGGCTCGCTCATTGATGACGCGCTGGCGCTGGAGCGCGACGCGCAAACGCGGCGTGACTATCTGGGCGCTTCACGCCTGGGAGTCGCCTGCGAGCGTGCGCTCCAGTTCGAGTACACCCGCACGCCTGTGGATCCAGGCCGGGAGTTTTCTGGTCGTCTGCTTCGGGTATTCGAGGTGGGCCACCAACTGGAAGACCTTGCCATTCGGTGGTTGCGCCTGATCGGCTTTGACCTGTACACCCGCAAGGCCCAGGGCGGGCAGTTCGGGTTTTCCGTGGCTCGTGGTCGGATCAAGGGCCATGTCGACGGTGTCCTGAATGGCGGGCCAGCGTCACTGGGCATGGGCTATCCCGCGCTGTGGGAGTGCAAGACCATGAACGACAAGTCCTGGCGTGATACGGTCAAAAACGGTGTGGCCAAGTCAAAACCGGTCTATGCCGCGCAGATGGCGATCTACCAGGCCTACATGGAAGCCAGCATCCCGGGGATTTTGCAGAACCCAGCGCTTTTCACCGCCATCAACAAAGACAGCCAAGAGATCTGGTTCGAGTTGGTGCCCTTTGATGGCGGGCTGGCCCAGCGAATGTCTGATCGCGCCGTGCGTGTCATCACGGCCACCGATGCCGGTGAGGTGCTGCCCCGATTCTCGACCACGCCAACCCACCAGGAGTGCCGCTTCTGTTCATGGCAGGAACGCTGTTGGGGTGGGTCTTGATGCATGAGTCCAGCTACTTCGACTTCAACGATGCAGCGGATCGCGTAACCGGGACGACAGAAAATGTCGAAGGATTGCGCCATGCGCTGATCGATCGGCTCGAATCTGTCCTGCTGTTTCTGTTCCCCCAGGGTCGTATCCGTGGCGGGAAGTTCTACGTGGGTGACATTGATGGCTCACCCGGCAAAAGCCTTGTCGTTGAGATGGAGGGTGCACGACGTGGCCTCTGGTTCGACTTCGCCGCTGACATGGGTGGTGATGTGTTCGATGCCTGGGGGCTGTCCCGAAACCTTTCGGTCAAGAATGATTTCCCCCGCATTCTTGAAGAGATCCGTCAGTGGTGTGGCGTTGCCCCGCCCGTCGGCAGATCCATCAAGCGTGATGTTCGCCAGCAGCCGGTCGATGAACTCGGACCGTATACCGCTATTTGGGACTATCAGAGCGCCGACGGCACGTTGATCGCCCGGGTGTATCGCTACGACCCACCATCAGGCAAGGAGTTCAGGCCCTGGGATGTACGCGCCCGCATGTGGCGTGCGCCCGATCCACGTCCGCTCTACAACCAACCCGCCATGGCTTCGGCCAGGCAGGTGGTGCTGGTCGAGGGGGAGAAGTGTGCCCAAGCCTTGATCGATAAAGGCATCGTTGCAACGACAGCCATGAACGGCGCGCGCGCGCCCATCGACAAGACCGATTGGTCGCCCCTGCGGGGCAAGGATGTGGTGATCTGGCCTGACCGGGATCTCCCCGGCTGGGATTACGCAGAAAGTGCAGCCAAGGCCTGCGTCGCGGCGGGCAGTCGCTCGGTCGCCATCGTTGTGCCGCCCGAATCAAAACCAGAGAAGTGGGATGCAGCTGATGCGGTCGCCGAAGGCTTTGACTGCAAGGCCTTCATCTCAGCTGGCGACCGCATCACGGTCAAGACCAGCACCTCGGCTCTGCCCATCTACACCATGGGCGAGATCCTGGATGACGACACCCCTGTGCCAACTGATCTCGTCTCCAACCGGATCGTCATGCACGGTTGCGTCACCGTGTTCGGCGGTGCGCCCAAGGTCGGGAAAAGCGATTTCCTGCTGGCGTGGCTTGCCCACATGGCCGCTGGCGTGGCGTTTTTGGACATGGTGCCTGCGCGACCGCTCAAGGTTGTCTACATCCAGGCCGAGGTTCGCTACCCGTACCTCAAGGAGCGCATGCACAACATCGTCCTGCCCAAGGAAGCATTGGCGCTTGCCCGTCGCAATCTGATGGTCACGCCCCAGCTGCAACTGGTCCTCAACGACGAGGGGTTGGAGCAACTGATCCAGTCCATCAGCGCCCACTTTGCTGGCGAGCCTCCAGACATCATTGCCATCGATCCGATTCGAAACGTGTTTGACGGCGGCGGTGTTGGCGGTGAGAACGACAACGACGCGATGATGTTTTTCCTCACGCGTCGCGTGGCCAAGCTGCACCTTGCGGTCAATCCGGACGCGGGCGTGATCCTGGTCCATCACACCAAGAAAATCACCAAACGCCAGTTCGAAGAAGATCCGTTCCAGGCCTTTGCCGGCGCGAGCAGCCTGCGCAGCTACTACTCCGCCAGCCTGATGCTGCACCGGCCTGATGAGGCTAGTACGGTGCGTCAACTGATTTTCGAGTTGCGCAACGGTCCTGGACTGCCAACCCGCTGCGTCGACAAGGTCGATAACCAGTGGATGATCGTGAACGGCAGCGAGCGGCTGGTCCTCAAGGAATATGGTCATCGGCTTGATGCCGAGCGACTGCGCAAGCTCGATGTGATCCTGCAGATCCTGCTCGACGAAAGCCTAAAGGGCAACTGCTACACCGCCAACCAGTTCGCCGAAGCCTTCGAAGGCAAGGCCGGCCTGGGCGGCGAGCGCACCATCCGCGAGCGTCTGTCTGCCCTGGCCACACAGGGCTACATCAAGTATTTCCGCAACGCACAGGACTACGGGCTGCCCTCGATTGGGCGTTCCAAGTTTGGCTACCTGTGCGTCGAGGACATGGTGGTCAACCTGCCCCAGGGCGACCCAGATCCGGACACCGGCGAGGTGCCCACGGTGCCGCATCGCGTCCTTCCCACCCACTACAAGTGCCCGCTTTCCGGGGCGGCTATGCCCGTCGAGAACCCGGAAGTGTGGGTCTACCCCGAAACCAGCAATGACCCACAGGAGTCCGAATGAACACGATTTGCCAAGATAGAGACATCACGGTTGGCGCGTTGGCGAGCGCACGCATTGGTGCGCAATCGCACGCACGCGCCATCATGTGCCGCGCTTTGGAAAATGCCCGCTTTGGCCAGCATCTGTGCGATGGCACACACAAGAGCACGCAGGAGCAAGTTGGCAAAAACAGGGGCGGAAGTTGGCAAAGTTTTGCCAACTGGATTCAGTTGGCAGACCGTTGCCAACTTAATTCCATTACGAATCAACGACTTAGCCATTTTCCGGTTCAGTTGGCAGTTGGCAGTTGGCAAAAGTTGCCAACTGAGCCAAGTCCTTGTTTTTATTCACTTTCTGCCACTTCTGAAGTTGGCGAAATCTCCCCCTCCTACTACGTAGGAGAGGGGGCTGATGCCCTCTCTCCGTTACGTAGGGATCTTGCCCACTCGGTCGATCCGGTGCCGGCATCACGCACCGTGGTCCTTGCGATCGATCTGGGCACCACCACCGGATGGGCCATGCGAACGATGGACGGTCAACTCGCCCATGGATTCACCAGCTTCCGGCCCAGCCGCTATGAGGGCGGTGGCATGCGCTACCTGCGATTCAAGCGCTGGCTCAGCGACATGCGCCACCTGGCCAGCGACATCCACAGCGTGTACTTCGAAGAGGTGCGCCGGCATGCCGGGGTGGATGCAGCCCATGTCTATGGCGGCCTGTTGGCCACGCTGACCGCCTGGTGCGAGCACCACAACCTGCCGTACCAGGGCGTACCAGTCGGAACGATCAAACGCCACGCCACCGGCAAAGGCAACGCCAGCAAGGACGAGGTCATGCAGGCCATGCGGGCACTGGGGCACCCGGTGACCGACGACAACGAAGCGGATGCCTTGGCGCTCTTGCACTGGGCTTTGGACACACAGGAGGGATGACATGGTTGCAGCAACACTCGCATGGACGACGGACGACGTCGCCAACTGGCTCATCGAGGCCGCACGCACGGCACATCGCCTGCCACCGGTGAGGGTGCAGGGCCACTTCAACGTCTGGCCCACCATCGTTCGCACGGAGTACGAGCGTATGGCCAGTGACGATGCGCCGGTCTACCGATTTCCGCCCACGCCTGCAGAGGTTGAACGCATGCTCGTGGTCATGCAGTGGGTCCGGTGTCTGGAGGTGGAGCAGCGAAAGCTGGTGTGGATGCGGGCCGAACGCTGGCGCTGGTACGACATCGGCAAGCGTTTCGGGGTGGCACCGCGAACGGCCCAGCGCCACTGGGAAGTCGCAATTCAGGTGATCACGGACCATATTTCGCGTGGAGGTTGATAGGCGTTTCGTGTCACCACTGACCCATGCGAAGCGATCCGAACAGATGCGGAAAAAACGCGAATTTGGGTGTGTCGCGTTTTACCCGGATTCGCGATAAATTCTGTCTACGGTCGCGAGAGATGCGTCTCCGATCACACGATTTCACGAACCCGCCCGGTGGCCCATGTGGCAAGACCCGGCGGGTTTTTTCATTTCTGGTCCCCATGAATCCTATTCACATCGAGTACCGCCAGGTCGAAGCACTGATCCCCTATGCCCGCAATGCCAAGCTGCATTCGGAGGCACAGGTGGCCCAGATCGCGGCCAGCATTCGTGAGTTCGGTTGGGGCGCTCCGATCCTGATTGATGGGAACAACAACGTGATCGCAGGCCACGGCCGCTTGTTGGCCGCGCGCAAGCTCGGTTTGCCAGAAGTGCCCGTCGTGCCGCTTGAGCACTTATCGGATACCCAAAGGCGCGCCTTGATTCTGGCCGACAACAAGATTGGCGAGAACGCATCCTGGGAGGATGAACTCCTGGGCATCGAATTGGCAGGCTTGAAGGAGGCTGGCTTCGACCTGGGCTTGACCGGGTTTTCCCCAGATGAGTGGGAAGCTCTTATCGCGGGCGATGACGGCCCGAAGGATGGCCTGACTGACGAAGATGCCGTGCCCGCGGTGGGTGAGATGCCCATCTCGAAAGTGGGCGACATCTGGATCCTGGGCGAGCACAAGGTGTTGTGTGGCGATGCGACCAAACCCGACGATTTCAAGGCTTTGCTAGGTGAGGAGCTGGTGGATATGACATTCACCGACCCGCCTTACAACGTGAACTACGCCAATACGGCCAAGGACAAGATGCGCGGCAAGAACCGCCCCATCCTGAACGACAACTTGGGCGAAGGATTCAGCAGCTTCCTGATCGATGCCTGCACGAACATCCTGACCCACACCAAGGGTGCTGTCTACATCGCCATGAGTTCATCTGAACTGGACACCCTCCAGTCGGCCTTCCGTGCCGCTGGCGGTCGTTGGTCCACGTTCATCATCTGGGCGAAAAACACCTTCACGCTCGGCCGCGCTGACTACCAGCGCCAGTACGAGCCCATTCTTTACGGCTGGCGCGAGGGGGCGGATCACTTTTGGTGTGGCGCTCGCGATCAGGGCGATGTCTGGAACGTCAAGAAGCCACAGAAAAATGACTTGCACCCGACCATGAAGCCCGTCGAGCTGGTTGAGCGGGCGGTGCGAAACAGCAGCAAGACCCGCGATCTGGTCCTCGACCCGTTTGGCGGTTCAGGATCCACCCTCATCGCCTGCGAAAAGTCAGGCCGGCGCGCCCGCCTCATTGAACTCGATCCCAAGTACGTCGATGTGATCGTCAAGCGTTGGGAAGACTTCACTGGTCGAAAGGCTGTCCGGGTGGGGGACCCAGTCGCGCAAGGCGACGCTCAAGCGAGTCTCGATCAGCCGAGCCTGGCCACGTAACGGCCATAGTCGGCGCCGGATGGATCGACATAGAGGTAGGGCCTTCCAGGTGCGTGGACTTCTACGCACAAGCGCCCGTTGCCCCAATAGCCGCCTTTTCCCATTAGCCAATCGCGAGACTTGTAGAGGTGCATGGAAAAGGCATCGAACTCCTCGTCGGTCATCTCGCGGGTCTCGGTGACGTAGACCGCGTAGTCCCCGCTGGCTGCGATGTCGGACAGGTCCGTAGGCTTGCGGCCAAAGGGCAGTCGGATACCCAGTTCTTCAACCTGCACGTCCTTGCCATCGAAGGTCAAGGTCAGTGGCTTTCTTTCAATTGTGATGGTCATTGTTTTCATGGCTTGGCTCCTGGTCAGGCGGCGCGGTAAATCCTCTGTCCATCAGCCTCCTTGGTCGAGGTGATCTCCATCCTGAGCTTTTTCTTGAAGGCGCCTGCAAAAGTGCCCCGTACCGTGTGCTGCTGCCAGCCGGTGGTTTCGCAAATCTGCGGGATCGTGGCGCCCTCGGGGCGTTTGAGCATGGCGATCACCTGGGCCTGCTTGCTGTTGTCTCGGGTGCGTGGCTTGGATCGCTCCGCCACTTCAATGATCTCTGCGAGTACTTGGGCGCTCACTGGCACTTTGCGAGGGACACCTAGGGCCTCGTAGCCTTCTGCAGTCATGAGCCAGTCTTTGCCGCCCTCGGTGATCAGGGTGCGCTTGGATAAGCCGTCGATCACTTTTTGGCGAGCACCGCCCTTGATGTTCTCTGGAAACCAGATGATCTTGCCCTCTGTGTGCTGATGGGCGTGAGTCAGGATGGCGCGCTGGGAAGGGGTGAGTTGAATGGTCATGGTGATCTCCTGATTAAGGTTGGGCGTGATTGGTTTTTGGTTTGACGCTGGCGGACTTGCGACCAGCTTCGTAGGCAGCTTCGAGCGCCGCCTTGATGCCCCAGACGCTCACGTCGTGAAAGTCGAGCCGGTCGCTGTGCTGGGTCTCCAGGGTCTCGATGAACAGGTGTTGCTTGGCGATCTGGTCGAGCAGCTGTTCGAGCTTCTTGTCTGCCTTCACTTGGTCACCGCCACTTGATGGATCTGGCGGGCGCGATCAAAGCCGACCCAGTCGCCTTTGAGATCCAAGCCTCTTGAGGCCATTTCCTCCCGGGCCAGTTGGTTGAGGTCCAACTCTCCGCGTGCCGCGGCAGCGAGGACTTTGTTCAGCGCGATCTGGATGAAGCCCAGCTCGTCGACGGTGAATTCGGTGCTTCGATAGGTCATTGGCAATTTCCTTGGTTTGTTGATGGTGTTCGTATGAACGCTCTGTTTCCAGAGGAAGCCAAGCGGAATCTCCGAAGCAGTTGCTTCTTTCTTGAATCAGTTCGAAGGCCGCTGCAGATGCCCCTAAGTGCACCCACTCCCTGCCGATATCCGGGATGCGCCGCGGTGGTAACGGTGCCCGGGTTCTGCGAGGCTCACAGGTCCTTGATTCATCGCGATTACGGGCGTGCGCGGCGTGGGTTCGATGCGGAGGCGGGCTTCTATCAGTCAAAGCAGTGGCGCTCGGTGAGGGCCATGTTCTTGCGCGGGCACCCGCTGTGCTGCGCCTGTGGTCCCAAAGGTTTGCTGGTGGCGGCCCGTGTCGTGGACCACGTGCGGCCGATCAAGGACGGCGGCGCGCGGTTTGATGTGAGCAACCTGCAGTCGCTGTGCGTGTCCTGTCACAACCGCAAGACCGCCCGCGAGTCGGCAGGGCGGTCAGTAGTCCCCCATGGGGGGGTAAATCTCTAGGGATGGCGAGCCACGATGCGTGCGCCTGCCCAAATTTTTGTGCGTGCAAATTGAACTAGGGGGGGCTCCCCCTGGATGGGATACCTATGGCCGGTCGTAAACCGCTGCCTACCAAAGTCAAGCAAATCAAGGGGACGCTGCAGCGATGCCGGACAAACCTGCGCGAACCCAAGCCAGAGGGGGACTTGGTCGAGCCGCCGGACTACATGCCCGAGGGGGCAAAAGCTGCCTGGAGATACGCGTTGGATTGCGCTCCACCCAATCTTCTCAAGAAGCTCGATATGTCGGTGCTGGAGATCTGGGCCTGCGCAGCTGACCTGTACCGAAAGGCCCAGGCTGGAATCGCTAAGACGGGCCTGCTCGTGAAGGCCCCCAACACTGGCGTGCCGATGCAGTCGCCGTATCTGGCCATCGCCAACAAGCAGGCGCAGATCATG